TGTTTGTACCCCTAACCGGTGCGCTCGAGCACGTAGCCTCGCAGTTATCCGATGAGTGGGAAGTTGCAGTCGTGCATGGGGCAACGCCTAAGGCCGAGCGTGACGTAATCTTTGGCGCGTTTCAGACAACCCCTGCCCCGCACGTACTTGTCGCTAACCCAGGCACGATGAGCCACGGCCTGACACTTACCGCGGCAACCACAATCATTTGGTTTGCACCGATATACAGCTTAGACATCTACGGCCAAGCAAACGCACGTATCAAAAGGATTGGCCAAGACCGCAAGACCCGTATCGTCAACATAGCAGGCTCACCCATAGAGGAGAAAATGTATAGCAGACTGGAAAACAAAGAGAGTATGCAGAACCTATTGCTCGACATGTTGGAGAAACAATGACCGTAATACAGAAGTACTGTACGGGGTGCAGTCAGATGCGACACCCAGACGAAGGCAGTAAAGAAAAGCGCGGTAAAGCAACAAGATGGATATGTAACATATGCAAAAGTAGGTTAAACAAATCCATTTATCAGAGTAAGGCAAAAAATAATGTGTTAGCTACTTGACAACTATACACAAAGTTAGTTAGTATTCATTCCCCACACGGAGAAATGCCCTATGCAACTAGACGAACTAATCGGCAAGTATGTCGAAATCAGAGACAAGAAGTCAGAACTAAAGAAAGCGTACGACGAGAAAGCAGCACGGTGTGACGCAGAGCTAGACAAGATTGAAGCAGCCTTGCTGCGTACCTTCGAGGCCACAGGCGTAGAGTCCATGCGCACAGACTTCGGTACAGCCTACAAGACCCGCCGAGTTTCATGCACGACAGCAGACAAAGCAGCATTTTTAGACTTTATTAAGTCGAATGACGAATGGGCATTGTTAGATGCTCGCCCACTCAAGACCGCAGTTGCGCAGTACGAGGAAGAACACCAAGCAATCCCTCCGGGCCTCAATTGGAGTTCGGAAGTTGTAGTCCAGATTCGCCGTTCGTAATACTATACCTATACACTCAGGAAACTAAATGACTAACATCATCCCATTCAATAGTACGTCCCTACCCGCCTACCTCAAGAATGTTAACAAGGCCGACCTTAACTCCGACCTGTTAGCTCATGCAAGCGGTGGCTTCCCAATCATCAGCATCAAGGGTAAGACCTTCTCGATTCGCCGTGACGGCGAGCGTCGCATGATGATGAATCCGAAAGACCCAGAGTCCGCAGCAACCTCCATCGAAGTCGTGATGGTGCGCGTCAACAAGGGCGTCTCCAAAGTGTTTTACGCCAAGGGCTATACCGATGGCGAGGACGCTAAGCCCGATTGCTTCTCCAACGACGGCAAAGCACCAGATGCCTCCTCGACCAAGCCGCAAGCCAAGACCTGCCAAGTGTGCCCAAAGAACCAGTGGGGCTCAAAGATTAGCGAGAACGGTGGCAAGCTCAAGGCCTGCTCAGACTCCATCCGTATGGCAGTCGCTGCACCTGACCAGATTAACGACCCGATGCTTCTGCGTGTTCCTGCAGCCTCGATGAAAGCCGTGGGTGAGTACGGTGCGATGTTGGCTAAGCGTGGCGTGCCCTCAGCGGGTGTCGTGACCAAGGTGTCGTTTGACCCAGAGGCAGCGACTCCAAAGCTCGTGTTCAAAGCGGTTGGCTTGCTGCCAGACGCCGCCAAAAACGAAGTCGACCAGATGTACAACGACCCAACCGTTGAGAACATCATCGCAGGTGGCGCGACGTTTAACGAGAGCGACGGCCCTGTGTTTGCAGCCGAGCCCGCTGCACCTGCCCGTGTAGCCGCCAAGACAGTTACGGCAGCAGAAGTCGAAGAGGCTGTGGATGCAGCAGCCGCTGAGATGGCAGAGGCAGCAGCAACGCCCGTGACCAAGACAAAGCCCAAGGCGAAAGCTGCGGCAGTAGAAGTTGAGATTAGCTTGGATGACTTAAGCGACCTGAACTTCGACGACTGAGTGTGTGGGGGTGGCCGGGTAGTGGAGTCGACGCCCTACCCGGTTTTTTATACTTTATAGCTGGAGCACACGTTGGACACCCTAACATTCTTAGAAAAGATATTACCAGAGGCAGGCACGTATTACCTAGTTATTATAGATAAGACCGCTCCTGAGGGGCGCAACGTCGCGCACAAAGCGTACGACTCGCTAACAGCCATGACGCAAGCTGCTCACAGGTTTGATAAGCACCCTAATTTGCAGGTGTACCACGCGTGTGCTGCGTACAAAGATTCATCAGTAGAAGTTAAAGGCAAGAGAAAATACCGGACAGCATCTAACCAACTATCCGCCAAAGCGTTTTGGGTAGACATGGATTGTGGCGAGGAGAAGCATGCGCTAGGCAAAGGCTATCTCACGCAGATGGATGCGTCCCGTGCAATCACGGGCTTCGCACGACTGAACGGCTTGCCCGACCCAATGATTGTGGGCTCAGGCTACGGCGTGCACGCATACTGGCCGCTGACCGAGGCGATTAAACCTTCACGTTGGGTAGCGATTGCGCAGGGGCTTAAAGCCATGCTTGCGCACCAAGAGATTCTCGTCGACGCAGGCATCACCGCGGACTTCGCACGCATACTGCGCCCCGTAGGTACGAGCAACAAGAAGCGTGACGGCAAGATGGTGCGGGTTGTGCGTGACGCAGCCCCCATCGACGTGGCTAACTTCGAGGCTACGATAGCCGAATATGTTAGCGACTTTGGCCTCATCGTTGAGGACAATAAAGACTATGACAAAAGTCTGAATTCCGACTTAACTGCGCACTTAAAGACCTATGCCGATGTACCTACATGGGCAGACACAGTAGCTAACCATTGCCAGCAAGTTGCTCTCATGCGCGATACGCAGGGCGACGTAAGCTACGACCACTGGGTGGGTGTCATTGGCATCATCAAGCATTGCCAAGAGGGCTTGCCCCTTGCCGAGGAGTGGAGCGCACGTAGAGAAGAGACTGGGCACTCACAGAATAACGTCGTGGCGAAGTACGAGTCACTCGAGCACGGACCGACCAAGTGTTCGACGTTTGAGGCAATTAACCCCGAGGGCTGCGAAGGCTGTCCGCACAAGGGCAAGCAGACCTCCCCCATTAAGTTGGGGCAGCGCATCGTCGAGCCCGAGCCAGTTGTAGTCGAAGTCATCAAAGACGAAGCAGTCATAGTCGAAGAATATCAAATGCCCGACGGATACCTCGTTGGCGACAGCGGGATGCTTTTTCGGCAAGTCAAAGACAAAGAAGGCGAAGTCACAACTCACGTATTCTCATCGACGCTTTTCTACCCCACTGCGCGTATCAAACGCGAAGACGGTAAATACTGGATGGCTGTTCGTGCACATATGCCGCGCGAGGGTATCAAAGACTTCGACATCAGCCAATCAGTTATTTTTTCACCGACAGACCTACAACGATCACTTGCGGACTATCAAATCATGACGACCCATAACAAGGACGCCCCGACGCACCTGACTGCGTACATGAAGGACTGGCTTGAGAAGCTCAAGCGCGAGACCGACGAGCAGAACACTTACCAGACGTTTGGGTGGAAGCACGACAAGAAACGATTTCTGCTTGCCGACCGCATGTACCACGAAGATGGCACAGTGCGCGAAGTACTCGTGAGCAGCAACGCAAAGACCAAGCTCTCAGACTTCCCTACTCCTACGGGCAACTACCAAGACTGGGCAGGTGCGATTGACTTTATGTATGGAGCCGAGAACAACGAGTACAGGCAGTACGCCCTGGCGTCAGGCTTCGGTTCTGTTCTTACAGCCAAGTCGTCCGACCCGCTATATCGTGGGCTTGTGTTTGCCATCGTGGGTGGAGATACCGCCAAGGGAAAGACCACGCTGTCTCGTGCAGCCCTGAGTATCTTTGGCGACCCAAACGCGATGTCAATTAAGACCGACAAGGGTGCAACGGTTAACGCACGCTACGCTCGTATGGGTATGTACTGCAACCTGCCAGTACTGTTTGACGAGATGACCAACATCGACCCCGATGACCTCTCAGCATTTTGCTACACCGTGTCGCTTGGCGAAGAGAAGGAACGCCTAGCCGTGCCAAAGGGCGGGACGATGCAGTTTGCACCCACGAACACTTGGGCGTTCAGCCCCTTTGTCACAGCCAACGCTGACCTGCACGCCATACTCGCAGCCAAGTCAGGCAACAGCCAAGCAGAAGCCGTGCGACTTGTGCAAGTCAAAGTCGACGAGCACGCCATGACGCAGATATCTTCAAGCGAATTTAACTTAGCTGTGCGAACACTAGAGAGATGCCAGGGGACCGCAGGCGACAAGTTCCTTCGTTACGTAGTTGCACATCCGGCTGTAGTAGAAGAGAAGATGCTTGCATGGGCCAAACGTATCGAGCAAGCTATCCCCGACACCAAGTATCGTTTCTACCGCGGGCACGTCGAGTGCTCGATGGCAGGCCTTGAGATTGCGCGTGAGCTTGGGCTTGTGACGTTCGACGTCGAGCAGGTCTACGAGTACGCTGTGCGCCTCTTTACCGACATGGCTGAGAACGTCAAAACGCAAAACACAGTTGACATCGAGGACGC